GGGTTAGCCTTTCTCAATATAGGCTCTCCACCATATATTTCTATAATGTATATTTCTTCTCCAACAATTAAAGCATCTTTAAATCCCCTACTAAACTGTTCTTTTAAATCCTGTGTGTGATATAAATATCTAAGCATCTGTGTACCCATTCTTTCTCGTACATCTTTGTAATTGTACTTCATATGGGCATTAAACTTTTCTATCCTCTGTTGGACTTCTTCCTCATTAAAAGATGTAGCTGTAATTTCTTCAATATACATCTGCCTCCACAGCCTATCCATATTCTCAACCTTCTCGGTAATAGCGTCAGCATTAATAACTGTTACCATAGGGTTAAAAATCCTCTTTCTTTCTTCTCCACACAAAAGATTTATACCAGGATTAAGAAGTGGATAGTTTCTATAAGATGCAGGAAATTCATCAGTGTTAAAAAGTCCTAAAGGATTAAGAGTTTTTTCTACCTCTCTTTTATCTACCCTATTATCATAGAGCCCATACCAGACTTCTTTTTTCCTTTTAGTAGACCTTACACCATTAGGTAGTTTTACTAAATCAGCATTATCTGCTAAAGTCATTCCTACATCTGCACATTCTTTAAAGAATTTTTCATTCTTCTCACTCTCTGACCTTTTCTGTCTAGGCCAATACCCTATATTGTCTGATAATGTTAAAGTTGAGCTCATATTATTATAGTATTCTACAAAGTTATGTTTATATTAATTACTTATCAAACCTTTTTTCATTCCTTTATAACCAAAAGAAGTCATGGGAGTTATTTTTTCTAATAATCCTGTTTCTGCATCAGGTCTACTAGTTTTATATACTCTTTTAAAAAAGGGGTCATCTGCTCTGGTTTGAATTCTATTTTCAAGTTTTCCAGCATAATACTGAGATAATTCAGCATCATATATTAAGGCTAACCCAAATGCAGAAATTCTATCAGCATTAAGTTTTGGATGCCAAGCTATAGCCTCCTTTAAATAGCCTATACTTCTTATCTTTCTAAGATTGGGAATAAAAGGTTTAGTCTCCCCTTCTTCAAGTTGTTTGTTTTCTTCATCATAAGCTTCCTCCAACATCCAATCTGCCTGTAACCTAAGAGCATAGGAATTTATAGCTGCGGTAGCATTTATACCCTTACTCACATTGGTACCAGCACTTTTAGCTTTAGTCAACTGTTTATCTACTAGTATTTCAGGAGTATCAGCTAACATTGTAAGAGCCTTCTTAACATTATTAAAATATGTGAATAAGCCCTTTTTATTATTTTCATATATAATAAATCCATTGTAGAATCTAGCCATTCTATAGCATATCTCATAGAACTCATTAGCAGAACCAGGTCTACCAGTATACTCTCCTACAATCCTACGTGTCCACCTATCAAAAACTATACAACTGCCTAAAGAGCTTGAGTACTCTACTACGTCATCATCATAAGGGTCAATTGCTATCACAAATCTATAAGGATCTTTATTATTTTTAGGAAGTTCAAAAAGCTCTACTGCTCCTTGTTTATTATCTATAGCTGGAAATTCTCTAATAGGATACACATCTGTATTATGCTTAAACTGCACATTTCCAGAAGCATCTATTATAAACTCTCCTACATAGTGAGGGCTAGTAAATCCAGACATATCCATACTTATTTCTCCTAACCATTCTTTTAAATCTGCTACAGGGAATATAGTACCATCTACCCTCATTACAGCTTCTTGAGGAGTTAGACACTCTTCTGCAATATTCTGGGTAATAGTTTTGGAATCTGATGCGCTTACTCTAGTTTTAGCCCTATTAATAACAATCTCCATAAGAGCCTTGGTAACATCTGGTTCTCCTGTAGATTCATCATAACATTTATTTCTATTTAAGTAGGCCCCCCAGAAAAATCCACATTTAGACGAAGCTGTAGAATTTTTATCATACACATTAGAGACGCCATATATATTATACGCATCTGTATTATAGAAAAGTTTCTCAGAGCCAATAAAGTTACTACCCTCGCTACCTCCAGTACCGCCGGCTAATTGGTAAGAAAAAGCAACGTTCCCATCTTCAGTAGCTTTCCTATTAATGTTCCAAGTACTTTCTAAATCAGGAAATACTCCATCCTCTTCATAATGAATTAATGCTCCCCTAATACCCCTAGCCTTATCTGGGTTATCCTTCATAGATATTCCATATACACTGGAAAGTATCCCTTGTCTTACACCATAACTATCTAAATATCCAAGCTGTATTTCCATAGATTTCTTACTATCTGTGAGTCTAAGCTTTGGTAATGGAGTATGTGTAGCTATCCAGTCTAAAGTATCTATTACTTTACCAAATACTCCTTTATCTCCAGAAAGGAAAGTTTTATCAGAAGCTAGATGAAAATTAGGATTACCTGAACCTGGGTATACATACATATTTCTAGGAGACAGGCTTCCTAGTTTAAAGCTGTTATGTGTAACAGTATAGTCAGTAGTTAAATAAGTGTGCGTATCATTATCTACAAGAAAGCAACTTGATTCTTCTTGATAATCTAATTTTTTTATATTTATAATAGCAGAATCTTCAAATATTTTTCTTACCTTGCATCTTTCTGCTTTCCTGGGAAGCCTAAAAATAACTTCGTTTGTTATAATATGGAGCCTATATTCTTGCTGGCATGTTACTGTGCCTCTATCCGGCCATTCTTTTTCTCTAAGAGGTCTTCCTTCAGATAACCTACATTTCATTCCTAAACTTCTAACTACATCTGATACATCTTTAATTAAAGTAAGATTGGAGCTTGAAAATTCTTTATTGCCTTTAAAATTTACACTCCCGTCAGAATCCATTAACCCTTGCAATAAAGCAAATCTCTGCTCAATAGATCCCATTTTATAAATTTCTGGGATGAACTTACTAAAGCATTTAACATTTAATCCTAAAAATTTTATTTCTCTTTTTAACTTATTTAATCCATATTGAGAGTTTTTATATTTTTTTAGATCCTCTTCTGTAGCATTAAATCTATTTTTAGAGGTAAATAAATAGTTACAATTAGTGGTATCTTTGGTTAAACTATATTCTGGGAGGAGTCTCTCAATTTCTTCTATTATAAACTTATCTTTTGTAGCTATCTTAATGTTGCGAGTAGTCAGCGTACCATCTCCTATTAATAGCCCCAAAATATATGGATGTATAGGTAATTCTTTTTCAGGATAATCTACAGGAGCCTGTTTAGGAATTTTGTACTTATACATTTTATTATTTCCCCCGTTAATATCCCAATATAATCCTTTTTCCATCATTTCAGATAACCTTACAGGCTGGGCTTTCTTTTTATCTTTTTTAGTAAAATTTTTTACATACCATAAGTGATCTTTACCGCATCTTATTTTTCTCCCATCCATTAGCTCTACTTCATATACATCTTTTAAACCTTGTGGATATATTTCTAGTACGGTGGTTTCTTTCCCATCAATTCCTATAAGTTTATCTCCAATTTTAATTTCCCCCACAGTTTTTTCTCCTGTAAAAGTTTTAACCTTTTCAGAGTGTGGCTGCTCAAACCCAACACCTCTGGTTTTCAGCAATTTACCGTGTTGGCCAGCCTCTCTACCTTGCTCCATATAATGATAAAACAGGTAATCTCCTAACCAAGGTTTAGGAAATTCATATACCCTTTCTCCTCTAGTTTTACCTCCTTTATCTACACCTGTTTCTAAAGTTTGCCATATAGGGCAGTAGTTCCAATAAAAATATAATCCTCCAGGTATCCACTCGCCATCAGAGGGTCTAATAAGTCCATATTTCCAACGCTTTAACTCTCTTTTCCAAAACTTAGCGTAATCAGATTTAGGATTTGGGTTTGGGGGAATATTAGTATATTTTTTATGAGTATTAAAAAATATAGCTCTTTCTCTGAAAAAATCTATATCTTCTAATATATGTGGTTTAACAACATCTACTACGATTCTACCGTCATTATACTGTTTTCTTTCATCAGTGTCTGGTAGCTCATTGTGTTTAATTCTATCTTTAGCTCTTCCACGTATTTCTTCAGGTTGAATAAGCCAATTAATAAAAGGCACATTTTCTAAAAAATCATAGAATTCCGTTCTTATTTCTCTAGGTAATAGTTTAAAATCTTCTTCTGTAAATATAGTTTGGTATTTATTCATCTTCATAATTTAAACCGTCTTCATACATATTAAAGGTTCTACTGCCTTTACTTCTTCCTTCTGCTATCTTTTGCTCTTTCACTAACTCTTGATGGGCAGCATTTAAATTAGCCATAATTCTAGGAACTTTTTCTAAAGCTCCTGTGATCTTATTAATATCAACAACTACTTTACCATGAGCATCTCTTTCTTGTAAGAGTATATCAGCTGTACGTAAATATTTACTCACATCTATAGCAGCTTTACAAGCCCCTTGATATATAGTAGAGTTCACTGTAGTGCTTCTTTCAAGATAAAAGTCTATAGCTTCTTGTATTTCTTTATCTACTTTCCAGGTAGAAGGTAACTCTAAATCTTTTATAAGCTCATGGGTTCTTTCGTCCTCATCTACTATATACGCATAATCAGATCTCAAATCTGCAAAAAAAGCTATAAAAGAAATCTCTTTTACAGCCCTTTCTTTATTCTTACTTTTATCCCTATCTATTAACTTCTTAAAAGGTTTAAGAGTTAACAGTTGGGGAGAATAACTTACACTATAATTTTCTTTATCAAATTCTATCAGATTCATTCTCTTCCTTTTCTTTCATTAGTTTAAACCTCTCTTTAGTACTTTCTCTTACAAAAAACATTGCAAAGTTAGGTAATCTTATAGCTGGAAAATACACTTCTTCTCTATCAGATACCTCTGTAATATTATATTTTAAGTACTCAAATACACTCATCAGTACTGTTTTAGCTTGCTCAGTACTAACACCGTGGTCTTTAGCAATACTCCTTATTAACTCGTTAGTTTTTAAATTTCTCATATATCTTCTTGAATATGCACCATACTTACTCCTGTACTATTCAACCCCTCTACTTTAGTTTCAGTTTCTCCAAGTAATGTATTAAATATAGTATTCCATAAAGCCTTTTCTTCTTTATTATAAGGGTTGCTAAATCCTACACTATTAATATGATTTTTAAGCTTTTCAAGTGAGGTAATGAAAGGAGTAATATCATCTACTCCTTCATCTTCATCCTGTAAAAACCTTAACTCAATACTCTGTATCTTCTGTGCTGTTATCTCCATAAAGTTCTTTTTCTTCTATTAGTTCTTGTAAGGCTACCCATTCATTATAATGTTTTTCACACATATAAGCTTTTCCAGATACAGTATTTTCAAAGACTCTAAAATCTCCTCTAATATATTTACCTTCCATCTCACATCTGATACAATACCTTGGATTTTTCATAGCATACTTGTTTTAAAACCAAACATCCCATTGTTTTAAATTCTTACCTTCAAATAAGTCAAAGCTACATCCAGGTTTATTATAACCAAAGTTAGTCATAATCCATTTAGAGCTTCCAAATACACTGGGTATATTTCTATATCTAAAATGTTTACCCTGTTGAGTAGCGGATTGATGTAAATCTCCTTTAATAAAATGTAGATTATTATTAGATATACCTTTATTTAACATATAATCTATAATATACTTCTCAGTCTCAGGTTTTAAATGTAGAGGCATTCCATTCTTCATATCCTCACTATCTTTACCGTGACAAAGTAGTAGTATAAAGTCTTCTCTTTTTACAGGTTCTATAAAATTTCTGGATACTTTAAAAGCAACGTTTCCTTCATAGGTACTGGTAATATATTCTTGTAAAGCCCTATTAGCAAAGTAACTAAATTCTCCACTATGGTTATCATCTGATAGATGGATTATAGTAACCTTTTCTGCCCATCCAGCTGTAAGTATCTTATCATATAGAAATCTATGAGCTTCTACAAAT